TGTACGGGAAGCTGCTAACCTGAAACGTCAAGGAGTAAAGCCAGGTGTTTCTGATGTGATCGTACTAATTCCCCAAAAGGGTTTTGCTTCTCTCTGCATAGAGTTTAAAACGAGGGTAGGGAAACAGTCAGAAGAACAGAAGGAGTTTCAAAAACAAGCGGAATCATGTCGTAATAAGTATGTGGTAGTCCGAAGTGCATCACAGGCAATCGAAGAATTACAAAAATATCTTTGCTCTAAAATTACAAGTATGACATTTGAAGAAGCAATTGCTCTCATTGAGCGGATAAAAGACCAGGTTATCGGTGCTCCAGTTAAAGGTAGGCTCATTGAATCTTTGTTCATTGGGCCTACAAACTGGAATGAAATGCATGTTTTTATGAATATCTGTCTTCAAAAAGGGGAAGATGAAGCTATCGACGAGTTTATTGGAAAAAGTTTCTCTGTGTATGGTAGGTCTGTAACCTATATTAATCCGGATCTTCCTCGGTGGGATGTAACAGTGTTGGATGACTGGGAAAAAACTATTTATAATTGAAAGAGGTAGCTTATTCGGCTACCTCTTTTTTTACAGGCACCAAAGGAGAACAACTTTCTCGATTAACAACTATATCACGCATATTAGGCTTATTATTAAAATTACGAGATATATTTTTTATCATATCAATATAATTATCTGTCCCATCTTCGTACTGTCGATAAAAGACTTTAATAGATAGGCAGTTATCATGCTCAAATAAAGTATTTAATAATGTCCGATCAGAGTTTCCACAAGAATGCCCCATTATAAAGACCTGATATGGACCTAATGCAACAAACTCCAAAAGCTTTCTATAATTTCTTGTTTTATGGTATCGTATAGATTTAATATTCTCTAGAAAATCATTATTCTGTAATCTCTCTATTCTTTCATAATCATCATCTAGCTCATCACCATATCCGAATATAATGGGATTATTTTCATTGTTAAGCTCTCCATGAATATTAATAATCTTGTCATTTCCATTTTTAATATATAATTTTTCTGCCGTTTTTGTATAATTAAAATTTAGAATCAAGGTGTTTGGTATAAGATTCTCTTTTTTAAAATTGTCATTATTAAGTTTCTTATCAATATAGTACCTCAGTTCTTCATCCTTTGTCAAGCATTCATTATATGAAAGATCTCCATGCCGGTCAATGTCAAAATCAAAACGTATATCCATATTAGAAAAAAAAGAGTTAATAAATGCAGTTTGCTTACAAGTGGCAACTTCTTCAAATTCTACATAACTTGAAAAAGCATCTTGTATAGATTGATGTTTTTTCAGTTCTGTGTTTTCAGTAATCCTAGTTAAATATTTTTCTAGCAATCTTTTTACACTATCAAACTCTTTATTAAGCGTATGGATACTTTCGTTTTGCTTTTGGTAATTTTCTTCTTGAAGTAGCTCTTTCAATGCCTTATAATATTCATTTTCTATATCTACCCAATTCACAAGAGAACATTGATGAGATATACGCTCAAAAAAATGATTTGTGAACGTTAAAGTAACTGTCACATTTGAACTAGGATCATTATTATGCTCATCAATTAGTGTATGCAATTTCCATAAAGGACTATCTTCTTTATAAGAAGAACAAACTTTATTAACTCCGGTTTTATCATATTCTTTTCCAATTTTTATAAACTGATCTTCATAGTCATTAAGAGGGTGTTTGCCCCCTCCATATTGTTGGTCTAACAACCGCCAGTATTTATCATAAATCCCTTCTTCAACAGTATCCCAATAATCATTTATAAAATCTTTATATCCAGTCTTTAAATTGTGAGCTAAATCAAAACCGTTACCAATAATTATAATTCTATTCATACTGGAGACTTATTTAAGTTAATAACAAAAATATCATAATTCAAGAACGAAGTTATGATCGCATTTATTTCCCATATTATATTTTTAAACATTCAATATTATTATTGTTTACAAAATCTTCAAACTCACCTTTCAATTCCCTACTCAATTTTAATTCGCTATTCCAAAGAGGTAATCTTTTATTTTGTATAACAGACTCCAATATTAAACAGTATTCTACTAGTAACGGATTGTCATTTTCTGTATTATACCAACATATTTCCAATTCGAAGATAGATAGCGCACGCATTTTTTCAGGCCACAGTTTCCATCTAGGAGTCTTTTGCTGCTTCCCAATTATTCGTCTTTTTAGTCCTCCTTTGCGATGCACTGTCTTTCCATTTTCTATATGCCCTGAACTTCCGATATAAACTGGAACCTTCGTCCCTTTAAAATAGCCATATACAATATACACTCCACAACAATCATCAGGAATTTGAGCCTTCTCACATTCTCTATTCAAATTGTCATCAATTGTGAATTTTAAACATCCCTGTTTATTATAGCGATTTAATAAATCAAACATGCCTTTCCAAATGTTTTTTTATTATTTTTGCCATCTCCTTTAACATATCATCCTTTACATCCGCACTTAGCTGACGAGTGTGGATTACAAGTTTTCTACCACTGGCATCATGATGAGTATAAAACCAATTCCCTTTATTAAACAAAAATCTACCGACATCATCACCGTCATAAGTGACACCAAAAATCTTATCTATCTCGCGAATATTGTCATTATTCTGAATATAATTAGAACATGCTAATATAATCACAGGAAAACTTTTGAATAAAGGAGGATACCTGGAATAATTCTTTCCGTGAGGAAATTCCACTTTTATCGGCTTGAGCAGTTCGGAGACTAGGGGTATCATTTATCTCGGTAGTAAATATTTGAGTTGGGAAATCAACATACCGATTGTGAAACCCTTCGCTGCCATAGATATAATCTTTTAATCTCTGATACTTGCTCCAAGTATTTACACCCCACCCCTTTGCTACGTTAACATCTTGTTCTACTTTATGACATAACTCCATAATTGTATCATTACTAACATGATTATCCCACATAGATGCATTGCTGTTATAAGACTCATCAGGTTCTTCCATTGCAGACTCTTTACCCACTATTAGTATTTTAGAGTTAGGGTTTCCCCAACCAACATATTTACCATTTTGATTACAGTAATTTACAAATTCCTTAAATTCATCTAAGTATTCCATAGTATATCAATTTTATTTGGACAAATATATATGATTATTTTATATACGACAAATAATAATTAAAAAGCCCCGACTACACTTAGTCGAGGCTCATTCCTATTGGAGTAAATAATGCAGTATCAGAACCTTTTCATAGGTTAGTATTAAAAATCCTTTAATCAACATTTATCAGTCAACGATGTCGCAAAAAAGCTCAACTAAGAACAATATTATTGATAATTTCTTATCTTCGATAAATGAACACCTCGTATTCGTTTTGCAAATTCTGTAGCTATCTGTATGTTTTCATAACTTATTGAAATATTGAAAGTTATATCACATCCCAAATAAGATTCCAACTTATCTTCAATAGAAACAAACACAAAAATAGAACAACCATTTACAGTCATTTTTGCCTTTTCACCTGCTTTATCCCATTCCAGTTTTTTCTCTAACATACTATAAAGATTAATATCGGAAAGAATCCTTACATCATTTATATTTCTAAAATGTGCCATAATTCTATTTTACTCAATAATTCTAGTAGACTTTAGTAAGCCAATAAATGGAGTTTGCTTTCTGTCAATATACGGTTTGACATTTTGGGTATTGATACATTCCATATCACGGACTTGCCTAAATGCGGAAATAAATTGATTCTTATTGATAGTCTCTCCTTCAGTGGCTCTAACACTTCCTTCCCTTCCACCTTTGTATTCTATAGAATCAATTATGACCTTGGCGTTATATTTAATACCAGTAGAGGATAAAAACTGCTTGTTCTTATTAATATAAGCTACTACTACATTCCAAACCTCATTGGCCGGCATTCTTGCATATTCATGTTTGACTTTCATTATGGATCTTTTTTTGCAAAGATATGAAAAGTTCAAATATACAATGCGAGTAGGGTAAAATAAAAAACGAATCAGAGAGACGGGGCAATGGATTATGACGACAAGCGACTTACAATAATAATTTGTTCAAAACAATCTATTTTGTACAGGAGCTGTTATATGCTCTATAAATTCCAAGATTTTATATCCCTTATTTTCATAAGCTTTATATTCAGGATTGTATTTTTTTATAATTTTCATTTTTACCTTTATTGAGTCCCCTTTTGCGAATCTTGCGCCACTATCTATATGCTTCATGAGGGCATCATCTTTTACTATTATAGATATTTTAAATCCATTATACAGAAACTGCCATGTAGCTCCCTTTTCGAAAGACAATTTAGTTATTACCAATATAGCATCAACAACTTCTTCATCCTCATTTGGAATTTCCTTTTCTGTATCGAAATCCGAATAAATAAGTTCTTTGAAGTCTTTTCTTTCAAAATGAATAGGTTTCATCTTATCGACAGAAATAGTCATCCCCTCTACATTAGCATCTTCATCTGCCGTTTCAATGGATTTACTGATAGCCTCTCTTACAATAGGTTGATTATACACATTGATTATTGTATCTCCAATTGTATTATTATTCCCCTCTATTTTGATTTCTAATTTAGCTGTATCTTTCTCTTCTTCACTTTTTATAGGCTTACCTTTAAAATAGCTATATGCCGAGAAAACACCTCCAGCAACAGATACCAAATCCGATAAATAGCCAACGCTTCCAGAAGAAAAGATGGATGCTATAACGTTCTCCAATAATGCTATATCAATAACAAAAGATCCCTTCTCTATCGCATTAACTTTGACTGATACACTTCTTGCTCCTCCACCAAGTTCCTTATTAGCTTCTGCAATAATTGTATTATAATGAATAAGCGCGTTGATCAGTGTATTAGAATCAATCTGATGTTCTTGACCTTCAAACTTAATTTGCATTGTTTCCTTTTTCATCGGTATTTTTATTTTTGCAAAGAAATGTAAAAAAAATGATCTAGCCATAATAAGAGGGTATGTTTTATAATATATTTATATTATAACAATATACAAGGAAACAATGTTTACCTACTACTTCCTTCTCTTTTTATATATAAGCCAGCCAATGCCGATTAAGATAATGATACCTATATACACTTTATCCTTATGCAAATCCCACCAAGACAATTCAAGAACCGTTTCTTTCTGATTCAACATAGCATCTACTTTATAACTCAATGAATCCAATCTATTAGAGAACTGTTGCAAGGCAATAGATAATGTTTCATCAACTTCTGTTCGTTCCTGATCCTGCTTGGATGCAGTAGTAGTACTTTCTTTAATCGGATATTGCTTTCCTGTTGAATCGGGAGGAGAAAGATAAACAGTTGTATTTTCAATCTTCAGATCACTTAGTTTGTCTGTAGTAATTTTCGTTTGCTTATTCACATCCAGCCGTAGTGATTCAATTAAGTTTCGCAAATACAAGAAATCCCCTGAATAGTCAATCTGTTTCTGCGTCTCGATATTACGAGAAGTTTTGCAGGAAGTAAACCATATTCCCGACATCAGGAATATGGTTATATAGATTAGCGCTTTCATGGTCGGATCACTGTATTACGAAGAAAATTAGAAAATTCACTCCGTACATCGAAACAGGGGCATGCCTTGATATATTCCCTAGACTCTACCTCTCCACTGCCATCCAGATCGGGCGAAGTATCACGATGTCCGAGCACTTCAATTATAGGATATTCCTTACAGAGCTTCGCGACCAATTCACGCAAACTAGCTTTTTGAGCGGGCGTCCGTGTATCAGCAGGTTTTCCGGCTGCATCTAAGCCACCGATATAACAGATGCCAACACTATGCTTATTGTAGGATGAATCAGAGAATCCCTTCGTATTGCAGTGCGCCCCGTCGATGGATAGCGGGCGACCATTTTCAACCATTCCGTCAAGATCAATGACGAAGTTATAACCGATCTGGTTGAATCCCCGTGCCCGGTGCATCCGATCAATATCTTTTGCGCGTAAATCTTGCCCGGCACGTGTTGCCGAGCAATGGATGATAATTGCATCAATAGTCTTCATTTCTTTTCCTCCTTCTTAGTTAATGGACCAACTTTAATCAAATTGACATGGCAAATGACAGCTATCATAATCACTGTTCCTAGCCAATGCCAAAAGTCTTGGAAAATAAACCCCATGACTTCAATCATTTAGCACCTCCTTTTTGCAGATAGTTCGTTAAATAGGGAATGTTCTTTATAAACTCAACGCTTAATACATAATGCAGGAAAGCTACTACCTTGTAACCATTGCTAGAGTTGGGTAGAATTTCTTTGATATTCCTTAGAATGTTCACCCCGTAGAAATAGAAAACGCTATACGTAATAAATGAAACACATTGTAGCGCACCTTCCGGATTTCCTTTGTGTTCACCAATAAAGTAGATACAGCTAACCAAGGTAAAGAAAATAGTTGCTTCTACGATACACCTCCAAGCCTTTTTAAAAGAAAAACTCTCATGATTGATAAGGAGTGCAGTAAGTAGCCCGCAAATGAAATTGAGGGCAAATACAGCAATAAGACTTTTGATCTCCCCAGAAATAGGATTGAGATAAGCAGCTATGCCGGTAACCAATCCAATAAGTAAGTTTTTGAAATAATCCATATCATTTTTATCTAAAATATTAATACTTTATTTTAATACCTCGCTACAATCATCAATAGCTGTCTGAAATACTTGTTTCACTTCGCCAGAGGTTAGTCCATGATCCTCATGTAGCGAGAATCCGGTTACTCCATTTCGCGAAATATTGAAGAAGCCGACAGTCGTTTCATCTTTGACAATCTCGGCAGTAATATCTTTCACCGCTTCGGTACCACGGGTTGATATTCTGTATTTAACTCTGATAGTGTCTGTAACCTTAGTTGTTGCAGTACTGTTAGTTGCTGTGATGTTCATTCCTTGTTTCCTCCTTCTATTAAATCATAAATTTGTCCGTACGTACCTGCAGTAAGATACTCTCCACAAATTTCTTTTAATAGAGCAGCATCTTCCGTTTCAATATCAAGTACTCCACGATTGTTAATAATCTGTTGTAGCATTTTATATGCTCGTAATTTCTTGGAAGTTTCCATATTCTTCTGTGGATTAGAGCCTGCTGCAAATAATGCCTCTGCCACCAAATCACGAAGAGATTTCTTACTTTCCTTACCATTCACCAATTCGACAAACTCCCGACCTCTAAAGTCGAGTAAGTTTCTGTTTAGATTTACTTTCATAATTTTTATTTTATTTCAACGATTAACCCTTTTACTATATGCAAAGTCTTTCCTCGTGTAGAAGGATCTAAAAGTGTAATTGTGCTATCTGAAATAACAGACCAATAACTCCCATTGCCATCACTCGGAAAGAATCCATTTGCCGTTACATCTCCTAGTACCCTTACGTTGCCATCGAAGAAACCCGCATAAATGTAATTATCGGGATATTTAGGAGTCTTAAGATTGGTAGAACCATAAATAGCAGCACTTCCTCCAAAACCAGCCCCAATAGCGGAAATACCGAAATTACCATCCGTGGCTGGATTGAAAGTAACATGCACTACACCTTCTTTCGAGGTGGTACTATATCCCAATTTCAGACTGCGGGAAATATCCCCGAAATAATCACCCGCTTTCCAGACTAACCGACCGTTATCAATAGTGAATCCTCCAACCTTTGCGCCGTCCGCATCAATACGTTTCACACGGATATAGTCAGTATTCAAATACCCACCTACAACAATGGTAGTACCAAGTTTTGCATATTCGACTGCATCCTCAAATGCTAATTTACCCAATCCGTCTCGATCAATCTTGGAGTTAATCATTGTCTGCAGATCACTATGCAGTGCGGTGATTGTAACAGCACCTTCCAAATTAATTTTAGATGAATGAATCGTCGTTTCACCTGCTGCCTGGTTAATATAAGATATAAGCGTATTACCGTTTTCCAGCTCTTTAGAAGCATATATCTTATTACCGTCGGAAGTCGTTATCCACCCGGCAGTATCTATCCGCTGCGTCAGGCTGTCAACTCGAGTTACTTGTGCGGAGATTTGAGTATTGAGTACTTTCAAATCGGCTGTACACTCATCGGAATAGCTTTTCAGTTTGTCTTGTATGGCTTTGTTTGCTCCTTCAACGGCTGTATTGAAACTAGCTAAAGCAGAGTTGAATAAAGCGAACTTATCATCTACATTCTTTTTTTCCTCAACAGTTGTTTGACCGTCTGCAATAGCTATATTGATTGCAGCTATAAGATTATCAATAGCACCGGATATGGATACCTTAGCATTAAGTAAATCTGTTTTAGCAGAGCCTTCCAGATAAGCGTTCACATATAGTTTGCTATATGTAGCTTCAACAGCAGATTTCGTATTTCTGACTATATTTAAGTATTTCTCAATAGCTTTAGCTTCCGCCTCGTCTATAATGCCGTCCGCAAATGCGCCATCTACATAATTATGCAATCCTTCAACTGAATCGGCAGCTTCTTGTGCAGCTTTAGCAGCATCTGCAGCGTCCTCTAAAGCTTGCATCGCTTGTTTCAGTGCCTCGTCGGAATATTCCTTTAGTTTATCCTGTATTGCCTTATTAGCTTCCTCAACAGCTGTATTGAAAGTCGCTAAGGCTGAATTAAACAGAGTAAACTTATTATCTACATCTCTTTTTTCCTCTACAGTGGTCTGTCCGTCAGCGATGACCGTATTAATAGCATTTATAAGGTTCTCAATACTTCCCATCAATGTAACCTTAGCATTAAGCAAACCGATCTTTGCAGGCCCTGATAAATAAACATTCGTATATAGCTTATTGTAGGTCGCTTCGATAGCTTGTTTGGTATTGTTGACAGTATTGATATACTTTTCAATAGCTTTTGCTTCGGCTTCCGTAATAATGCCATCCGCAAATGCCCCATCCACATAGTCATGTAAGCCATCAACTGCATTATTAGCCTGTTCCGCCGCCTTCGCAGCATCTTCAATTTCTTTGTGAGCTGCTTCCCATTCAGACAGATTCTCCAATCCGGAGGAACCGGCTTTAATTTGAATGTTACCGCCTATCTCACTTTTTACTAGATCGAAATATGTATCACCATCCGGAGAAAGGATTCTTTCTGTTGTTACGCGGCCCGGCAGAATTTCAGTAAATCCGTATAGCTGAACAAAACTTCTACTACCTTCATACTCGCTGTTAAGCACTCCGGTGAGTAAATGATAATATCCAGTTATCAGTTCCATTTTAATAGCTGTTTCACTCAAGAGGAATGTTCCAGCTTGATTCTCCTTGCCAACTTTAGCATATAGATAATATTTCTTTTCCGGGTCAATGAGTGCCGGAGAATTGTATTCAGCCATATCCCAGTACTTATATTCGTCTGCCTTATGTGAAGAAGAAAGAGAACTAATACCGAGTGTCAAATGCTGAAGGATTCCTGCCGGAGCGTTCAGTATCTTTGTACTTGTATTGAAAGTAATATTATGAGATACCTGAACCGGATTCGTTTTTGAATTGACAAAACGAAATTGCAAGCTTTCGTCTCCGACAAGTAGTTGCATGGTTGAAACGGTTATCGGATTGACAGAGCCGGAGAAGTTCAACAGTGCATCTTCAAGCATAGACATCGTTTCCTTTGCGTCACGGAAACGACGTTTAGTGAATTGTAAAGCGTCCTTATGCTTCTCAATAACTGTCACCTCGTTAGTTTCAATCTTGTTCAGATCACTTGAAACAGACGTACCTATCGGTTCGTTAGACAACTCTATTTCCGGAGAATATGGATTATTAACATAGTGTTTGATTCCGATCATCCGGATAAGAGAACCTTCTGGATGAAACTGTGTGTCAGAGAAGTTCACATATCCACCTAGCACAATCTTTCCGCCTATCTCCAACCAGCGTTTTTTAGCCCAAATTCCATCGAGCGTGCCGGTAAATGTGAACTTCTTATCTTCATGCTCGTACAGGTACTTGGCTGCTTCCTTGAAAGCTTCCCAGCTCGCACCCGTTTGTGTGCTATCGTTACAGATATAAGCCTTCGGCAATTGCATTCCGAA